GGGGGCGGCGGCTCAAGCTGGTTATCAACATCATCAAACAGCGCGTCCTCGTCTGTGAAATAAACAGCAATGCACCGACAGTTGATATTGTTAGCTGGGCCACCAGAACCATCGTGCGGATAGGACATATTTACCTCACGCCCGCCGATCCTGATTAAAAACTTTTCGTCTATCTCCACCTCTTGCCCGTTTGCTTGCGCGTGTGCCGTGCGTGTGCGTCCATCGCTTACCGAAACCCAACGCTTTTTCTGGTTTGGTAAGTTAAGCTCACGGGTCGCTGCATCTGTGGCATAAGAGGCGGCGGCGTGTGTTTCTGTCCTAGCTATGGTTGCCGCCCGCGACCTACCGATAACGCCAGAAGTCTTTTCAATGATTAGCTTTGCTGTCTTGTCTACCCCAAGCGCTTCTTTCTCGCCTTGGTTTATTGCCCGCAAGATGCGCCGCTTGGTTGTTGCGGATACGGCCTGCACCTTATCAGCGCCCTCACGCTGGTAATAGGTAAACACCAAGTCACCAAACGGGGTCAGCTTACGACTATCAAAAACCCTGTTGGCAAATGTTTCGATAACATCAGTATAAGTTGCGCGGAATATAGTGCTTACGCGGCCCTCTAAGGGGCGTAGGGCGTCATCAACGCTTTCCCGTGCCTGATACTCCGCTGCCGCCTTTACCCCGAACTCAGCGAATAAGGCATACAACCGGCTTCGCATACTGCGTTCAAACCCCATCCGCAGGCGGTTTACCTCGCGGATCTCTTTGGCAATGGATACGCGCTTGCGGCCTTGCTTGATAAAGATAGGAATGTTCATGCCCCTTTATAGCACCAAAACTTTTTCTTCTCTATACCCGAATAAAAGTAAATAAACTATTTACAGCTAATCTAGCTCACGTTATGAAAGCTTTATTAGCAACCCCAAGGAGGAACCCCAAATGACAGCTTTTACTCAAAAAGAACTCTTAATGCTCGGCACATTTGCCAAAGCTTGCAACGAAACAAACGGTGCAGAAAACCACGCAGAACTTAAGGATGACAACATGTCAGCAATGAACGCTGATGACCTTGGTAAAGAGCTCGGGTGGTCCAAGCAATCTATCGGCGGCGTTATGCAAGCGCTGGCTAAGAAAAACGCAATCTGCGATAGCGGCGAAAGCTCACGCGGCGCAGCATTAAACGACTGGTATCTTAATTCCCTTAACGAAGATGCCTGTGACGCAGCGTTTATCGCCATGCGTGACAATGCACCTGTCGAGCCAACGCCAGCCATCGACTACACCTTAAAAGGCTATCTCGTAGTCATCTCTCCTAAAAAGGAATATGCAAAAGGCGTTTTCCCAAAATATAGCTACCACCTTCTCGCACACTCAAACAACGATGCAAAAAAGCAGGCCAGAGCTTTACTGCGCAACGATGACCCAACCCTTGCAAGCGGCCTCGACTTTGGCCCTCTCAAATACCGCGCCAAGCGGGCCGCATAACCGGCGGGGGCTTCGGCCCCCTTTTTTTTGCCCTTTGAAGAATAATCGGCTGCGCAGTAAATAAACTATTTACAGCTCATCGCGCTCACTGTATTCATACTCACATAGCAACACAGGAGGCCACCATGCCAAGCAAGTCAACACCATCTTTCGCAATGCACATCGCAACAACTGACGAGGGCATGTGCTTAAAAGATTTCACATTGTTCCACGCCTTTAACGAAAATGGCGCATTGGCAATTAAACTTGAGGCCAACAAAGCCATCAACAAAGCCATCGACGATGGTGCCATGAAGGGCGGCGCTTATTGGGCTTACGGCGCAATGAACACTCACCATGAGGACAACCTTATGAAGCAAGCCATGCGCAAGAGCCCCAACAAATTCAAGGCTCAGTATCATGTGCAAGGCGTTAAGGATGACGCCAAAAAAGCCCACACCAAAATCGCAGAAGCGTATTCAGCAATGGAGGCATCGTAATGTCAAACTTCAAGCAAGACCTTATCATCTTTGCGGTTATAGCAACCGCATCCATCGGCTGGATATTTGCAGTCTCTATGGGTTGGGCGTAAATCCCACCCAATCACTCGGCGGCTATGGCCTTGTCCTTAGTCCGCAAAGGGTGGCCCTCTGGCAGTAAGTCAGTGTCAAACTTGCCGCCCTTAAACCTTCCCCGCCTTACCGCAAACAAAAATGAGTTTACTCTGGCATACGCCCATTGATCCGCGCTGCTTACTGTGGGCCTCACGCTGGATGGGTTGGTGTTATAAGCCCCAACGCCCCTGCGGAACACCGCTTCCAGCATACCCTGCGTCACACGCTTACCCTTCTTTTCCCCGTGCTCATCGTTGTGGTCTTTAACCTTTTCAGCCAAACCCTTTTTGACCGCTGCGGATATTGGTGCCTTTTGTTCGCTCTCAAGGTAGGCCATTGGGTGCAGTTCAAAGTCTATGCTTTTATCACGCTCTTTATCCAAAGCCTTTGTCTTGCGGTTGGCCCAAGCTTGTCCCTCATCACCGCCCCAACCTAACCACGCGATCAAGCCGTTGCTTGGCCAGCCATCTTCGCCACGGCGAAAACCCTGCGCCTGTTTATCCACTTCATGGCGGGCAAAAAAGCTTTTCATACGCCGCACCGTATCAGGTGATAAGCGCTCTCGGTCTATAAGCTGGTTTGCGCGGGCTACACCGACCCTAGTCATCCCCCTGCCATATTCCTTCCGCAAGTCTAATGATCGCTGTGCATTCCGTGCCATCGCTTCTGTAGGCTTGGTGTCAACATCGCTTTCGGCTTTGGTGGTTTCAATATCTTGTTCATCCTCTGCCTTATCACGCTCCCTATGCCGCATGTCATCAGGGCTAACATATCTGTCAAGATAATTTCTCTTATCGCCAGTGAGGCTATCGTACTCAGAATGAGTATCACACGGCATAAAAACAACTTCCCCGTCGACCGTGTGCTGATGGGTGCCCACGCAACCTATTTCTTGTGCGCGTTCTGCCGCTTCTGTTCTGGTGGTGTAGGTGTCGGTTCCCACTTTTGACTTGCTTTCAAAATCACCGTAGGCCTCTTTCCCAGCATCCTCAGCATCTTGGCCTTCATCGTCTGCCACTTCTGGGCCACCCAATGGGAATAGGTTTGCAGCAATAAAGACCTCGTCTCCGCCACTGATGGGTTCAAGACCCAATCTCTCGCGAGCTTCATTGCGTGAGATAATTCCGTCTCTAACTGCCGAAGTAACATTCTCATAAATCCTACGTCTCCGCTCTGTCATGGCTGGGATTGCGTCGATGTCATACCTAACCGACATGTCATCACCAAACGCAGGCACCAACCATTCATTCAAGTCGCTCTCCATTGCGGTCATGTTCGCCTGCGCTAAAAAGTCCATGTCCTTTGGCGACATGCCCATCTCTTTCCACTCAAAATCACCCTCTAACAGCATGGGCCTTCCAGCATTGTTTACGCCCTTAAACCTATTGGCTAGATCACTCTGCAACTGGTCACGCTGTCCATCCGTAAGCATCGTGCGGTTGCCTGCATCATCGGAAGGTTTAAACACGATAGCGCCCGATGGCCTTGCTCCGTTAGCGAGGAGCGCGATGTTATGCTTTGAAACCATATTGTTTTGATCGATGGATATTGAAGCTGCGGATAACGGAGACAGCCCAAGGTAATCATCTAAGGGGTTCCAGAATTTAAAGTGCTTCACCTCTGCGCCGCCGGTTTTAGGGTCGGCAGGGTAATTTCTTATGACCTCTTGCCCGATCTTGTATTTGTAAGACTTTGGGATTGCTGTGCTGCTTGGCTCAATCTCTATCCTATCGGGGCGCAATATATGCAGTTCGTTCGGGATGCCGTTTGCAGTTTGTTGCAATGCGTATGAGTTACCAGACAAAAGGAGGTAAGAATAAAGGCTTTGGAAATACTCAACGCCAGCCTGCAAAGGGTTTGGTCTTTCTAGCAAGCTGATCAGCGGATGGCTGTCTAGCTTAATGTCCCCTTGATAAACGCAGAACGGGATTGCCGCCGCCCCGTTGGCAACCTCATTGACGCAGCGATAGACGATTGCGTTTTCCTTGTAGCCCTCTTGGGCAAAGTTTTTAAAATTATCTTTCTTGCCGCTGGTATAGGTTGGCCCGCTGATATGGACTACCGGCGCTTCCTTGCGCTCAAATGATTGCTGACCTCTGCCCAACAGAAGCGCGATATTGTCTAAGATGCCCATTAGCTTATTCTCCAAACGGCTTGCCCTGATGATCTGCCAAGCTCTGTCAACGCCCAAACCAAAGCATCCAGCCTGTCGGGAGACTTGCGCGATGTTGGGGTGTAGCTGGTCATCTGATCTTCAAGCTCCTTAAATGTTCCACAGTGGAAAACTTTTCCCTGCTCGTATAATGCCGCTATCGGCTCTGCCCGTAAAATTTTACCCCGTGACGCCCTGACCGCCGTATAGGGAACGCTCCTATCTATAGTTCTTATCACTTTTTCCACAAGATCGCCACCGTTATTGACCTCGGCTACTATCCTGTCGGCCCCATAGTGGTGATAAGCTTCCACCGCTTGCCTTGCCCATTGATCCGGTGAGCCGCGTAAACTTAGGTCTGCGAGGACGTAATACTTACCATCCACCAAACCAGCCACGACAATCCCCGTCTCGTCGCTATCCTCATTGCCCGTAACCGCTGGGTCAATAGCCACGACCACTCGCGTCAGTTGCGGCGCAGAGCCTTCTTGTGCTTTTGCTTTCTCGACCAACCGCCAAGTCCAAAGCGCCCCGTCAATGTCATCAAGCACCTCGGCATAAAGTTCCTGACGCCCCAACCGCGTTCCCTCGTACTTTTCTTTAAGCTGTTGCAAAGCGGCGGGCGCAAGGTTTTCGGCGTTGTCAAAGGTGCTTCCTCTCGTGACTACGGTGCCATCCCGCTTGACCAAGTTCTTTATGATTGGGGTTGGCTTTGGGGTTGTGGTGATAACGCATTGCGGGTTCTGCCCTAGCCGTAAGCCAAACATAAGCTGGTCAAATGTTTCTGGGTATGGCCAAGCCGCAATCTCATCGCACCAAGCTCGGTGGAACTGCGGCCCACGCAAGCGCTCAGGCTCGGTAGCTGCAAAACCTTGTATTATGCTTCCGTTGTAAAGCCTTATCTCCTGCGCAGAGCTATTGTAACCTTGCCCACGGCCTGACAGCAAAAGCTCCCTTGGTAGGTATGACAATATCCCGCTCTCGCCACCAAAGGCCACACGCTTGAGGTCTCCGAATGTTGGCACGACCACAGCGACCCGCACATTCGGGTTCTTTAGCGCGTATAGGGTTGCATCCGTGCCGCCTGTTCTGGTCTTACCCCAGCCCCGCCCAGCGAGTATGAGCCACACGGCCCAATCACCGATAGGCGTAAATTGGCTTTGCCTGCCCGTTTCGATCCAATCACTGTATAAAGTTGCCAGCGCCTTGTGACTTTGCCTCGGCAGCGTCATCCAGTCTGTCAATAATTCTTGCGAGAGAAGGGGGGATGAACTCATCCGTTGTCACCTTGCTAATTTCTGATGCTTCACCGAGGGCAAGTTTGCCCATCTTCTGCGCTTTAAGGCCAGTTTCAACCAAATCCCTAAGCTCAGTAACGCTAACAATATCGGCAGCATTTGAACCTTCGTCACCACGTTCTGCCCTAAACGTTGCATTTACACGCCGCATCACCACCGACAGCGATGCCTTTGCAATGTTTATGGATGCGCTATCCATAGCATCTGCATCTTTTGCCGCCTTAGTGGCCCGATCCTTGTTGACCTTTGCCTGATAGGTAGCCTGCCACTGATTGCGCTGCTCTTGCCACGCTTGATCTTTAGCCCGCCGGTAAACCGTATTCTTTGGAACATCGTGCCGCCGTATAAGCGCGTCCAACGTTGGGTAAACCCTGACACCAGCATTATCTTCGTAGCCCTCAACAAACTCTAAGCGCAGCGTTTCATTTAACTGATCGTCTATAATACCACTCATGACCGTCACCAAATTTTACTTATATGATAACCATTGTAGCAAATCCTTACATAAATATGAAGTGTCTGCTTCCGTAAGAAGTTCGCAGTCCTCTATCTGATCAGAAAACGCCGCCTTTATATTGGCAATTTTAGTTTTGCGGCCCGCTAAAAACTTTTCACTTTGGCTGTCACCCCGTGCAATGTGCCTATCATCTAAGGTTTGCTGAGAAGCGTTAAGGATAATGATCCTTGTTTCATATAGGGTGTTAAGCGCCTCAATGTTTGCTTTGGTAAATAACCTATCACCCTCAAACAGAATGTTGCGGTTTTGCTGGCCAATGTATTTATGGAAGTGCGGGTTTACATTCATGGCAAGCTTATCGGTGCCCAGAAAAAGATCGCCGGTGTTATATATACCTAAGAGCGCAAGGTTACGCTCCTGATCAACGTGCCCGCGCACCAAACCATACTTCAAGCTCCTTGGCTTGTTTAGGTTGCGATATATCTCAGAAACAAGGGTTGTCTTGCCGGTTGCAGGCTCACCACCGATTGCAACACACCTCACGCTTCGGCACCTGTGTTCAAGCCCTTAAGGTCTGCCCTTGTCTTAATGACCTCTAGCTCCTCCTCTGCGCTACCACAGTTCATCATATTCTCGCGGTAATAACAGACTATTGATATGCGCTCATATGGTCCTTTGGCCTTGATAGGAAGGTTGCCGTGAAGCTCATGCACATTAAAAAAGCAAACATCATTGGAACGCACATCGAAGCCCACCCGATAGCGTGGCATACAAGTAAACCCACCTTCATATTTACCGGCCTGCATCACAGCGATATTACCTAGCCCGCCCTTATAATCACCGGCGTCATAGTGCAGTGCTGTCCTAAAGTTTTTATTGACCGTTACCGTTGTAAAAACTGTATCCCCAATAGTGAAATCCTTATGGGTATCTTGCACGACTTTGTTCTGTGCTTCCCAGCGCTCCGGACAGGCTTTTTTAAACTCATCACTGATGCGCTTGATATATGGGTAAGCCTCTTTAAACTGGCCAAAATTCTTTTCAGTCCACGCCGTTTGGCGGCAATAGGGGAACCTTAGAGTTCTGTCAAAGAAGCCAATGATGCCGCTCTTAACCATCTTTGCGCGGTTTTGTTTAGAAACGTAACCGTCACGGGTCTTATTTTTAAACCGCTTCTGCTTTTTATCGCCATCTATCACGCCTTGCCTTACGCTAAGAACCTTATCATCGGAAACGTAAAACTCGCCCGCTGCGTCCCCCCTGTTGTCTGTTGGGGTGGCTGCACTACGCAGAGCGCCATAAGCAGAACGGCACAAAGAAGATGGGATAACATTCTTTCGGAACATAAAAAGGGGCTTACCCTCTGCATCGTAGGCATCACAATCGTAGTCGATGATGTGATCTATTTCATGTTCCTCAACAAAGGTGCCGGTCCTTGCCGCCCACTCCTCCGCTGATCCGTAAGCTTTTGCTTCAAAGGTTTTTATGCTCATTTTCTACCGCCAGAACAACCGCATCTGTGATGCTTTCTAAATTATTTGCCGCCATTATCTTATCACACATCGCCCTAAACCGTGGCTCGCTTTGCTGGTCGAGGTACAAGTTGACCATCTTTACATGGCTTGCGACCGTGCCATCAAGATCATCATCTTCTAATTCTTCCTCTAAATCATCCTCGCCCTCGAACTCTAGAAGCGCTTCATTTATCTTTGCGATGTCTTCTAAATCAAAACCTGTAAATCCCATATCGTAGTCGAGCTCTGCCAGTAGGGCAAACTCACCAGCCAAAAGCTCCTTGTCCCAATCCGCAAACTCCGCAGTCTTATTATCGGCTATGCGATAAGCTGTTTTTTGTGCATCCGACAAACCTGTTGCGACAAAGCACGGCACCGCATCCCAACCAAGGCTGAGAGCCGCTCTAACCCGTGTATGACCGGCCAGAATAATATTTTGCTCATCAATGACCACGGGCTGTTGCCACCCAAACTCGTTCAAGCTTTCCGCAACCTTAGCCACGGCCTTCTCGTTTATGCGCGGATTGTTTTCGTAAGGTATAACCTGATCAATCTTGATAAGTTCTATTTGCATTCTTGCACCCTTAAAAAACCCCTGCTTGGTCAGTGTTGGTTTTAAGCCTAGCCGAGCAGGGGCTAGTTGATTGAAGCGCGCTTGGGGTTGCCCATGACGACATCCCCGCGAGCCGTTTTAGTATATCACAAAGCGTTTAAGACGCAATCGCCTGATAAACCTCAAGGTCTTTCTTTGTCACCAACCCCTTATCCAGCAAATCTTGCGCCCCCTTACCGAAGACATACCACTCACCCACCGGCTCACGGTTCTTGATGCGCTTGGCGTTGATTAAATCACCATCGAAATCTATTGGCCGCGTGGCCTCATGGTCCATATCAGCTATAACCAAGCGCTCCGCATGGTCTTGGACGCCCTTGACCAGTGTTTTAATTGTTGGCCACGATCTACCCGTATTGTTCTTTCTGGCATGTTGGGCAACCTTAGAAAGGATATGTGCAAGCAAATCTTTATTCACGTCTGGCATCTCACTGTTAATATCTTCGACCATATCAATCATCTCTTGTCTGGCCACGTTTGCGTCGAAGTTACGGGGCACCTCATACCTAGACAACATCCCTTTAAGCCACTCGGCGATAATATGCTTACGTTGTTCATAATCAAGACTGGCCATTTGGCAACTCCTTCAAAGCTGGTGCCTGCAAATCATAGCTGTTAAAATTTAATATCTGGTTCATTTGCTCTGTGGTCGAAAGCTGATTTAAACTTGCTTCAGATATTTCGTCATCCCACCGCTCATCGTTAAGCCACGTTGAAAGGTGCGGGATGTATTGCAAGTCTTGCCCTTGTATTGACATCACATAAGCCTCAAGGCGACCGTGTATCAGGGAAAACTCACTTTTGCGCACCGCCTTAAGGTAAGACGCCTTTGCTCGCCCCTTGGCTTTCTTTTTAGGATACAAAGCCCAAAGCTGATCAAAACAATGATCACTTAAGTTATCACTTACGGGTTTATTTATTACTTGGTTAAGGGGTGTCCCCTGTGACACGGGGGGGGTATCCAGTGTGACATGGGGGGGGTGTCTCTCTGACACGGGGGGTGCCCCAATGTGCAGATGATATAGGTTGCTGGTTTGGCTACCATTTGCCCGCATGTTTTCTTGTACTGTGATAAGCCCCTTTTGCTCCAATTGCTTAAGGCACCGCCGCACCGTGGACCTAGATATTTCCGTATCATCGACAATTTTGTTCAGACTGGGGAAGCACCCGTGGTCTGGGTTGTGCCTGTCGGCTAACGCCAAGAGAACCAACTTCTCCCACGGCGTCATATCCTTTTGCTTCCATGCCCAATTTACCGCTTCAAAACTCATGTTACCTCCTTGAGTTGCTACTTATAGTTTCCGTTTGACCGTTATTGACTGTTATAGGCAACAATGATATATAAATCGCGTGGCAGATTTACCTCCTGCCCGTTGCTAATATTTAAGGCCGGTGCTTACACACCGGTCTTATTTTTTTAAATACTCCTTAAGCTTTTCGACTGTTCGCTTTGATGGCTGGCCCCCACGCTGCACCCTATGCAGCGCGGCGTAGGTCATGCCGATACGCTCGGCCACCACACTCAGCTTCCTGTCCGTTAAGGCATCCCTTATTTCTTGTAAGGTCTCAGGAGTTCTATGTTCCATTATTTTACCCTATCTAAAATTTATGCTTGTTTTTTGCATATAAGTAAAATAGAAACAAGGGGCAACTTAGGAGGTAACTATGCAATCACCGTCATTACTTACGGCATCAAACGCCATTTACAAAGCAATCGTTGACCACAACCTTGCTCTTTCACAGAAAGCTGATCGGGGTGAAATTACTCACCAACAGTACACGATCCAAGCTTTCCCATCATGCGCCTTAACTTTAATCGGCTGTGCAATCCAAGAAAGCGTCCGTGTGTTTGATGAACAGCAAAAAGAGATTGCTGACAACCAAGCGGAGCATGACCGTAAGGTATCAATGAATATTGAAACAGGCGACCCAACGTTAGGACAAGCGACAATGACGGTGCATTCATAATGCCCCGTCTTGACCAAGCGCTGATAAACCATATCGCGGGCGAACTAGCAGACGTTGCAGATGATGAAGAAACCTTTTGGGATACCCTTGATGGGGAAACAGATGTCATGACTGTGGTTGGCTCTGTTCTTGGCCAGTATAATGAGCTGAGCCAAAGCGTTTCTGCAATCACGTCGCTTATGGATAAATACGAAACTAGACGCCATACGATGCAACAGCGTCAGAAGCGGCTGGTTAATGTCTTGCAGCTTATAATGACAGCAACTAACCAAACAAAAATCCCCCACCCATACGGCACGGCATACGTCCGCAAGGGTTCGGAGCGTGTAGTAATAACAGATGAAGGAGAGATACCAACACAGCTAACAAAAACAACCACGGCACCAGATAAAGCGGCAATTAAAGCGCAGCTAAAACAGGGTGTCAGAATAGATGGGGCAGAACTTCAAGTTGGCCCTGATAGTATAAGCATTAGGATGAAATGATGACAAATAAAATGGATGCCCCATTGCAAGCGATTGTCGCTTTTAACGAAGCACAACTTGAGATGGGCAAGGTACGCAAAAACGCAGCGAACAAGTTTCTTGGGAACAGTTACGCTGATTTAGAAACAACCCAAGAAGCGATATTCCCAACATTCTCAGCCAAAGGTTTTGCGATTGTGCAGCAATGCGGCGCAGACGAGTTCGGTCAGTTTGTAGACACGCAGGCGATCCATGTGTCGGGGCATATTTTTTCCAGCAAAGTCTATCTGGAATTTAAAAAGAACGACATGCAATCCATGGCAGGCGCTATAACCTACGCCCGCCGGTATGGTTTGCTTTCGTTGTTTGGCATACCAGTCACGGACGATGATGGTAACGCTGCAACCGGCGTTGAGGAGGTAAAGCAAAAGGTCATTGCGATGGCCAATGGGCTTGAACGGTTCCTGACCAGCAACCCAACGTTGGAACAGGTTATTGAGAAGCGCGGTAAGCGGACGCAAGTTGTTGACGGGCTTAAAGCCTTTGACAAAGCGCGAGCCGACACGCTGCGCGAGCAATGGGAAGCGCTGGAAAGAAGGGTAAATCAATGACGCTTAAAATAACTGCAATCGGCAACCTCACACGGGATGCCGAACTGAGAACCGTGCAATCTGGTCAGGTGTTAAACTTTAGCATCGCAAGGAATGACCGCCGCACAAAAGAGGTCACATATATTGATTGCTCGATATGGGGCAAGCTGGGTGAAAGCCTTGCGCAGTATATGCGGCGCGGTCAGCAAGTTTTTGTTGATGGCGAACTGGGCTTGCGCTCTTACAGTGGCAATGATGGGCAGACAAGAACGACCCTCACTTGCAGGGTGCGCGATTGCGAACTGTTAGGTTCCGCAGGTCAAACAGGACCAACAGGACAGGCCCAACAGGACCAACAGGGCCAACCGGCCCCTGATGTTGATGATGAAATACCATTTTAAGGAGGTAAAAAAATGGGATATAAAATATCAAAAAAGCGCTTACCAATTCCACCAGCAAACGGGCCAGCGGCCCGCAAGAAACCTTTTGATGGGCTTGAGGCGATGGAGGTCGGTGATAGCGTTTTAGTGGAAGATGTTAAGGTAGCGAAAAACCTTTACCACCAGTGGAAAACGACCATGCGCAGAACCGATGGTGGGAAGTATCGGGTATGGCGCGTAGAGTGAAGCCAACGATACAAGTTGAAAAACGTGGTGGGCAGTTATTGCCCATCACTGAATATGATGCGCTTGCAATGGAAGGCCACAGCGAAGGTCAGCTTTACGACATTGTGCCGGTCGCAGAAAGATCGAACCCACATCACAAGCTTTACTGGGCAACCCTTGGCAACGTAGTCAAGGCGACAAACGGCTGGGCAACCTCTGCGCATCTGCACGACGATCTTAAAATTCTTTGTGGGCATTATCGCTCTGTGGTCAATCGGGCAAATGGCGGCGTCTATTATGTGGCTGATAGCATTGCTTACGCCAAGATGAACCAAGACCAGTTCAAAGAATATTTTGATCAAGCGATGGCCAAGCTTGCGGAGACAATAGGTTATGACCCCTTATCGCCCAACGTATGAGAACAAAGAGCACCTTGCTAAAGAGCAAGAACTTGCTGATTTTGTTGCCAACAAATGGCAATGCGAGATGCGCAAACAAGATAAATTCAATCAGTTCGATTATGTCGCAATGCGGGGCGGTAAGGTGACAGCCTTTGTTGAGCTAAGGTGCCGTTCCAACCCAATAGATAAATATCCAAATTGTTTTATTACTTCCAGTAAGCTTGCCCATGCACACGCGATGCACGGCGCGACAGGTCTGCCAATCTTGTTTCTGGTTAGTTGGGTTGATGCTATAGGTTTTGCCGACCTTACAAGGCGATATTCAATTACCGTGGGCGGTAGGACCGACAGAGGTGACAAGGCCGATGTAGAGGCTGTTGCAGAGATACCTATCGGAGATTTTAAGTTACTATGACAAACCTAGCAAAGCGCCCGCCGCTTGGCCTTAAAGAACCCAAGAACAAAAAAAGCATCAGCTTCTTGCGATGGATACGCGAACAACCTTGCTGCGTGTGCAAACGGTTCGGAGAGGTGCAGCGATCAGCAACCCAAGCGCACCACCCTATTCACGACCGCTTCTCCACTCGGAAAACAGCGGATCAAGCGGCCATACCTCTATGCGAGGGGCATCATCAGGGGTTGTTGGATAAATCAAAATCATTTGCGCTGCACCAAAACCCGCAAGGGTGGAGAGATGTGTATGGACCAGATTGGTCTTATTCCCAAGACACTGATATATAGAGCACCGGCCCGCGATCAGGGTGACAATATACTTTCCGCGCTTTAATGCTGTGAACTTGCTTATCATCGCTAATAACCGGCCCGCCAAATGATGCGCAGCTTATCCCGTCAAGCGCTGATTTAACAATATTATCAAGATCGGGCTTTGTCGTATGACGCAGGGCGTTATATTCTGCCTCTAACCTTTTTTTCTTTGGCCAGCTTTTAGGGATTTCCATAAAGGCCACCACATCGACATGAACGGGTCTATCTGTTGGGGCAAGGCCAAACCTTTTCATCTCAGCCCATGCCGCCGCCATTATTCGCTTTTCATACTCCCTGCTCTTTGGTGGGGTGTAGACGGTGCCCATCCTTGTATATCTGGGCCTTTGCTTGCCGACAGGCTGTCCAGACACCTCAATTTCTATTTTGTACATCGTCTTTTCTTTCCTGCCAGTAAATAAGCTATTTACTTTTCGAGCAGTGTATGATAGAATGACTTTGTTTAGCAACACTGACGGAGGTTTAAATGTCAATCAAAATCAATCCAGTAACCCACACCAAGGGCGACAAGAACCGCTATTGCGGTCCATCGGCCCTAAGCGCTGTGACCAAAATGAACACTGGTGAGGCTGCACGTTTGCTTCGCCACGTAAGCGGTCGCACCAGCATCAAGGGGTGCTACACCTACCATCTTCTCAGCGCCCTTAAGCTTTGCAGCGTAAGCTCTACACGCATCCGCTTAGAGGGCAAGCGCCCTACCTTGGCGGGGTGGCTAAAGTCAACCGTAAAGCAGCGCACCAGCGACCGCGTTTTTTTGGTTGTGGCTGGCCACCATTTCCAGCTTATCCAAGGTCGGCGTTACGTTTGCGGCATTACCGGCGAGGTCGTAAGCATTAAGGACCCCAAGGTTAAGCGCCGCGCCCGCGTGAGTGAGGTGCTTGAGCTTACCGCTGACGCAAAAATTATTATCCCAGACGCAGCCCGCAAACCTAAGCGGGACACCAGTGACAGGGCAATGCGCCGAGAGGCCAAAAAGCTCGCAAAGCTTTGGGGCTTCTGGGTCGATTATGACCGTCAGTTCAATTACTGGTATGTCGCCATGTCCGACGAGGCAGAGACCTTAGCGCATCGCATCGGTGATGCCCTACGCGACGAACACTACTGCTATAGCTGGGGCGAAATACGGAGCCGCATGGACGCCATGATTGAGTTCATGCAAACCCATTACCCTCAAAAGCAAGCGGCATGAAAATGGACTGGGCAAGAAAACCTCTTGCCCTTTCTTCCCGCTCACTTGAGGTTGAGCAAACAGCAACACGCATTAGGAGGTAAACAAATGCTAGACTTTTCAAACGCACCCGAAAACACTTGGAACTTTGAAGTAACCGAAGAAGTCTTTCCCATCCGTGACAAAACAGACCACGGCATGAAAGCCCTTATCCGCGAGGACACTGGCGAGATTTTAAAGGTCGTTCCGCAAACCTACACCGTCCTTCCCCACGACGATGCCGTTAATGCAGCTTATGACGCGGTAAAGGAAGCCGACATTAGCAAGGACGTTACCATCGACATCCAGTGCATCGACAGCGGGCGCAAGCTTAAGGGCACCATCCTGTTCAACGATGTGCATATTGAGCCAGTCCGTGGTGATCACGTTGGTTTGGAGTTTAACTTTTTCAACAGCCTTGATGCGTCATGGGCATACGCCCAAGAGCTTAAGGGCTTGCGTCTGGTTTGCACCAACGGGATGGTCAGCCCCGAAGCTATCGCAGCCACATGGGCACGGCATACCGGCGAGATCAATGTCGCGGCGGCGGTAAAGAAAATCGCACAGGGCATGGATGCTTTCAATAAAAAGAAAGATGTCTGGGCAAGCTGGACAAATATCAAAGTTGAGCGCAACGACTGCGAGGAGTTCTTTAAAGCTACCGTTGCCAAACGTAGCAGCAAGGAAAACAATACTGAGCGGTTCAATCAAAAGCAGCTTGAACTTTTGCTGGGTCAACTGGACACAGAGTTCCAAACGTTGGGTCGCAACAAATGGGCGCTGTATAACTGCCTCACCCATTGGTCAAGCCACACCGACCACCTTAAGACGCCAGCCATTGCGCAGCGCAGCCGCGAGGTAAAGGTGGCGGCGGCAATGACCAACACACGGTGGAGCGCCTTTGCTTAACCACGCCGCAAGGTTGCTAAACAGCGGGGGCCATGTGCTCCCGTTTTTTTGTCAAGGATAGGTAAGCCTTAAATATTGAAAACGGTGTAATAACTGGCGCTAGTTTTTACCCATTTTTTTTCATAGGAAATCGCAGTTACCTGACCACAAGAATAATTAGAAAAAAGTAAATAAACTATTTACAGTTTATCTAGGTCAATTTAAAACGATCATATTAGCAACGCCAAGGAGGCACTCAAATGTCAACTCAAGTTTTAAATTTCTCAAACGATCTGGTCATGCAGCGCAGCGCAACACGGTTCGGGCCGTGGGTAACTGTTTTCTGTTCTTGTGATGAGTTCTTTAACTCAGGCCAAGACAGCGTTGAGCAGCAAATGGTCGAGTTAGAAGATGGCCGCACCATGCGGGCATGGCAAGCTTTAAACCAGTTGTCTCGCGGTGGCGAGGTTCCTGTTTCTTTCAAGTCAGCTTAAGGGGGGTTCGGCATGACTAAAACACAAACTCAATTCTGCGCGGTAATACGCACATGGAATAATTCGCTGATCGATGCAATGATCCGCGAGCGCAGCCAGTTGCTTTTCTGGGCTAAACCTAACAGCAAAAGCGCCCAACGCTGGGCGTTTGAGCTTGATGCTTTGGAAGCTGAGAAGGAGGGCCGGTAATGTCAGCGACTGCAACAAATCACGTCTGGGTAAACCTTATCCATCGCTCTTGGGAGATCGACGTTTTGGTCTGCGAAGAACCTAACGATCCAACGCCTCGCCTATGGCACGGCAAGCGCCCGCAAAAATTATCCGACCGGCTGACCAAGGAGTTAATGGAAAACTTCGGAGAGGACTTCTTTTGGGAAAAGCTAATCTGGCAAGCATGGGATCGGATGTAATGATACATAAGATGCACACCGGCCTTGAGCATTGGCTTGAAATTGCCAAAAAGCAAATGGCTTTCTATGAGGAAAGCGGCGACGAAAATGCAATCCGCGCAGGGCGGCAATCTATCGAAAGCATTAAAGAGCAAATGTACAAGCTAGAAGAACTCATGCTTGATGGGCTTGAAAAGCTTAATGACGATAGCAAAGAATAACCCAAACTTTCTTCGGCGGCTGGTAAATAAATTGTTTACAGCCGCCTGAGCATTTGCTAAAACGAATTTATAGCAACGCATGGAGGTAAAAATGCACACACCGTTTCACAAAGCTCAATTTCAAATTGGCAATGGTTCTATTCACTATGTTGATGGTGACGAGCGTAAGTTTGTTATCAGCACAGAAAAAACAATCTTCAAAGCTCAGGCAGTCGTAAAGCAGCTTTGCGCCGCCCACACCCAAGAGGAATATTTCTCTTTACTGGATGCCGGTGTTACGCCCATCAAAATCTTGGGCAACAAAGATCGCGGCTGGTTACTGCGCCAAATGAAACAAGCCAAACGGCACATCGGGTAAGGGGGGTTATGACAATGACTTTTACAGCGGATCAATTAAAACTTAAGGCCCACATCGAAGCAAAGAATGCTGAGGCGCAAGCGCAGATGGATGCCAAAGAAGGGCTCTGGATTAGCAAAACCACCAGTGATCCAGCTTACTGGGCGGGGTTGGATATTTATACCGTCGAGCAGTTCGATTTCACTATGGGTTGGGAAGGCATTTATGACCTCCTGTCTGAGTGGTTTAGCAAGTCTTATGCTCGCAGCGTTTTGAGGGGGGCAAAAACCACCGCCGACCTCGCGGCCATTGAGAAGGAGTACTTTCAACTCAGCGATGACTTTATGGCCATAACGGAACAAGAATACTTTGAGGGGGTAAGTTAATGGGACAGTGGAATAATCTATTAGACG